AATTTTCAAACATAATAATTATCTAGTCAGTGTGTTTAAATTTCAGGTTGAGTTTTTATAAATCGATCAATATTTTGAATCATCAATTGTTTCAACCTAACTTTATCATATTCAGGTTCTTTTAAACATTCTGGAAGTGTTAGCCTGAATAAAGTTTCTTTTTCTTCATCATATATGGATAATGCCCATATCTGTGTTCCACAGAATCCACTAGCAGCTAATAATATCATTTGCCACCCATCACCTTTAATAAAACTATGGGTGCGTTGCAATCGTGGTCCAACATTTGTTTTCAGAAAATCAAAAGTATTAGCTAATCTATTTTGATAATCTTCACCATAAGAATTGTTTCCGTGTATTACTAGCATTTGTGCCTCTGTGTTAAAATTGGTGGAGACTAGGAGAGTTGAACTCCTGATAACGCCGTGCAAGGGCGTGGTTATACCATTTAACTAAATCCCCGGTTTATTTTAATTTTCGTCCCTTAACCCATCCTTCTGGTATTGGACTATTCTTTTGTATCTTTATATTTTTGTTAAGTTCTGCATTATGAATCCACATAGTTCCGTATTGAGAATTCTTTTCACCTGATTGTGAAATTGAACTTAACATACCTATTTTTCTCTTTGCTTCATCTGAATGAGTTTTACCAAAAAAAGTGCCTGGTTTATTGCTATACTCTTTCTTTTTTATATCACTAATGGTTTTAGAGTATTGTTGTTTGAATTCGTTATCTTCACGCAACTTTTTATGAAATGCATCAGAAGCTTTTTTCAGTGATGATAAAACTCTTGGATTATTTTTCCTACAATATCTATTGAAGCCAGATGAATTTACATAATCGAACCCACCATGACCACCTTCTTTAATATTATACGTATCATTCCTACGGATAAAATCTTCTGTAACTAATTCTCTCTCCAATTCATACATTTGGTCTGAATTGTCAAATACTTGTAAAATGTCTTTTGTAAAATTATCAATACCATACTTACCAATAGCATGTTTAATGTATTTTCCAGAACCCATATAACCATCATTTATATCTTTGGTTTTGTGAACACCAATATAAATTTTACCATTTGTATTGTTTGTTATTTTATAAACTATATATTTCATAGTATTATTTAGCAAAGTTCGAGACTTACCTTCGAACTTAAAATACTATTTGCTCCACCCGCGCGACTCGAACACGCATACGGTTTCCCGATTACAACTGATTAACAGTCAGTCCTCTTACCATTAGAGTAGGGTGGAGCAAATAGTACTTATAATAGTTTAGTATCAAGAGTGAGTTGTACCAAGATACCGGTCATTCAAAATATTGTTATACAATATCTAAATCTCGCACCGCATGTTATTGTAAACTATCTTTTATTTATATTTTATCAGGATGCGTTTTAACATTTTCAATTTTTGAGATTGCTGTTTAAAGTTTGCTGAATGCATCCTAAAACTTTACAGGATCTTTTATTTAGTGGACTTGAACCACTTAACTTACGAATATTAATCGTTTGTATTTTCCAAAGGAATATGCTGTAAAGATCCTAAATTTTGGCGGAAGATGTGAGATTCGAACTCACGCAACCCTTTCGAGGTTGACGGTTTAGCAAACCGCTCCATTAACCACTCTGGCAACCTTCCTATTATTTTAAATTATGGTACGTCTGGGCAGATTCGAACTGCCAACTCCGAAGAGTATGGGTTTTAAGCCCACTATGTATTCCGTTCCATCACAGACGCATTATATACTTTATTATCAGGTTAGTTGCTTACCTAAAGCTAATCGCATATAGCGACCGGAATCGAACCGACTGTTTATTTTGCTGTAGCTAACCTAACATTTATCAGAATGCATTTTATTTTTCACCATCGCGTTTACCAGTTTCGCCACTTAAAACCAGGTTTTAAGGTAGGACTTGAACCTACAAATCAAAGATAACGGTTTCCTATTAATAAAATATAGTTGCTGTAAGCATTCTAAAACTTGGAGGCAGCGGGATGATTCGAACATCCGTCCTTTGGGTTATGAGCCCAACAATCTACCACTGATATACGCTGCGTTAATTCTTTGTGTATATTATACACGATTTTTTAATCTTGTCAAGATTAATTTTAACAGGATCCTTTTTTTACGTTGCTCTACCAAACTGAGCTAATCCCCGGTAGTTTTTCGGGGATGTTGGATTTGAACCAACGACCAACGGCTCCCAATGCAATTATTGTATGCTGAACGGATCCTAAAACTTTTAAAATTGTTAAAGAGCTTATTAACTAATATGTGTACATTATACACTAATTAAATTATATGTCAAGTATAATTTGCTTCCCATCCATCTTTTTCAGTAAAAAATCTTACTGCCTTGATATTTGGATATTCACCAGCATCAAACCAATGTTTTACATTAGCTGGGACACTGATTAAATCATTTGGTCCTACATCAAGTTCATAAAAAGTATCAGATACATTAAAAAAGAACTTTGCAGTACCATGAGTAAATAAACGCATTTCATAATCAGTGTGAAAATGCTCTTTTTTAAACTGCTCTCTTAATGATTGATAGTTGTTAGTTGAACTATCCAATACAATAGTATCATTGTAAGGAACATCATAATCATATTTTATTTGTTCTATAATGTTCTCATCGGGTGGAACATGGACATATAATACATGAATATTATCTAATTGTCTAGCAATTTCTTCATATTCCACGTAAGTAGTAAAATCTTCTGTGTTATCATAAATTTTTAACATAATACTACTTATCTTTTGCACTATAATAGTGCTAAAATTTGGCAGCGCGGGAGGGATTTGAATTGACCATCACTGCTTCTATATTTCTGAGTTATTATTTCTTGTGTGGCATCCCGCCTTTTTTCCACCCTATAGTTTCATAATAAGTTAGTTCTTGTTTATCTATTCGCTTGGCAACAAACCCATTATTAATGAGAATTTTACCTATATTTGCTTCAGCAATTTTTTTACTATGGTCTAATGTCCTTGGATATGATGATATTTTTTTCATATGCTCACGGTGAGCAGACGGGTTATGTTTAGACCAATGGTTTTTTGAAATATTGTTTCGTTTTCTATCAGTTGTAATTTGCTGTAATGCAGCATTTCTTATTTTTTCTTTAGTTTCTGTTGAATGCCTTCTTCCACTAAATGCACCTATAATGCCAGGGTTCCCTCCAGAACCTCCCGGTTTTATATTATATGTATTGGAAGTAGTTATAAATTCTTCGGTAACTATCTCCGCTTCTTTATCAAACATTTCTTGTTTAGAATTGAAAATAAACAAAATATCTTTTTTAAAATTTTCAATTCCGTATTTTTTTATGGCTCGTTTTAAATATTTTCCTGAACCCATGTATCCATCATTAATATCATCGGTGGAATGAGCTCCAATGTATATTTTTGAATCTATCAAATTAGTTGTTTTGTATATTATATAATACATTTAAATTCTCCTATATGTATTTATACAAAACCATCATGATACCATTTCATCACCGGGCTAAAAAAATAAATTCCAGGATAGTTTAATCTCTATGAAGCCTCTATCTTCCTATTGAAAGTTATCTGGAACGGGCTAACTCACTCTTGTTTATTTTAATAGGTTAAGAGCTTAACCGCCACAAAGGGCTCCTATTGTTTGGCGGAAGCGGTGAGATTCGAACTCACGGAACCTTGCGGTTCGCCAGTTTTCAAGACTGGTGCAATAGGCCATGCTCTGCCACACTTCCATAATTTGAAGGCCGGTCTATGACCTGCCTTAATAATTGGTACCCTGGGGGAGACTTGAACTCCCAAAACCTGGTTTCTAAGACCAGTACGTATGCCATTCCGTCACCAGGGCAATATTCTATTTATCTGTTAAATTTACTGCTAATAATAAAAAAGTCATCATCTTTTCATCTTTCAATCCAATCCAGTATGGGCCAGTAGATTGGCTTGCTCTATAATGATTCCAAATACTGAAATCCATACCATATTTTTCTTTTAATGTATTTCTACATTCTTGTGCGCCTTTTGACCATGTGCTATTGAATCGTAATGCTACAACAAATCCTTTATGGTATAGATGATGTGTTTTATTCAGTTTAACAACTTTCATATTATTAAAATAATTTGGAGCTAATAATCGGGATCGAACCGATGACCTCCACTTTACCAAAGTGGTGCTCTACCTACTGAGCTATATCAGCTTTTTAAATTGGCACCCTTGGAGGGAATCGAACCCCCATCATCTAGTTCGTAGCCAGGTATTCTATCCATTAAACTACAAGGGCTTTATTTTATCAGGATCTGCTTTTTACGGTTTCCTACCACTAGAAGAACTCTTATAATTAAGAGTGTAGGATTCGAACCTACGTTCCCGGCCTGGAATGCTAATTGTATGCTGTATAGATCCTAAAATTGTTTTACTTCAGCTGTGATTTTTTAAACAAACGATCCAACTTAGTGTTGATATCTTTGCAGTATTGTTCAGCCAATAATGCAGCTTTCACTGCAGCATCAGTTTTAACATTTAATACAGTCACTGCTTTGTTGGTGTCAGCCAACTCAGAAACTAATGTTTTCTGGTTTGATTCGATCACATCGATTTCACTTTGTAATTTAGCAATATCAGAATTAGTAGCACATCCAGATAAACCAATCAATGCGACTACTGATAACATAACTAATTTTCTCATTTTACACCTTTGTTAAGTTAAAAAAAATACAGGATGATATATTTTGGCGGAGCCGAGGGATTCGAACCCCCTATAGATACCTACTTATCGGCTTCGGGATTACAGTGCTGTAATCATCCTATGTTAAACAATTAAGATAATCGTTCTTTTTCTGATTCCATAAAGCGTGTTCGTTTTACAAGTGATAAAACGAATTCTGACTCAGCGATTGATTTGGAATCAAGATCAATTCGCAAGTTCAAGAAATACGAAACATCGTTGTGAGTTAGTTTGATTGAGTTGAAATCAGTAACTTCACCAGTAAATGATGATGGTACTTTGATAACAATGTCTAACAGTCTTTCAAAATGTTTATCCGCATCAATGAAATACTGTTCAACGAATGATTTCAAATGATGTGGTGTATTTCTCATGGTATCGGTTTTATAATTTCTGTAAGAACCAACCGAAACTTTTACCGCTTCAATAAGGTCAGTACCAGTGTATCTAGGATACTCAGGGATTAAGTTGTAAGGGGTTTTTACTTCTTGTTCAATTACTAGCATTATATCATTCCGATAATAGTTAAAAAATTGGCAGGGATACAAGAACTCGAATCTTGAATGCCAGAATCAAAATCTGGTGTGTTACCATTACACTATATCCCAATTGTTATTACAGGTTAGCATTTTAAGTTTTCCCAATTAAACTACATTAAGTGACCAACCCTAACGCTGGGATTCGAACCCAGAACTTTCTTTTACAATAAGATTTAATAAAATTGCTGAAACTAACCTATTGGTCTTATTCGCTGGTGACTAACCTCGAATGTTCTTTAAATTATTTCTATAAAGTCTTCTATCATACTTTTTGCTTTCTTGTATGATTTTTCATTCCACAATATGTCAGAATTATTTGGCATATGTCCAGGATTTCCACCTAAATGACTATTACGTATCAAGTACTCTTCTGCTTCTCGGAAGTAATTTAAAAATGCTTGTCCATACCTATATGTTGGGTATTTTACCAACATCCAAGTATAATGAGCGTTAAATTCTTCATACTGCTGTGTTGTTATTGAGAATTCAGTCATATTATAGTTAAGTTAAGATTACAGGATACACATTTTTACGGGTTTGATTAGCAGTCAAATGTATTATTGTTGCTGTAGGTATCCTAAAACCGTTTATGCTATGTATTATACAGCATTTTAAAACATTGTCAATATTTATTTTGGAGCGGGTAATGAGATTCGAACTCACGACATTCAGGTTGGCAACTTGAAGCTCTACCACTGAGCTATACCCGCTTAAAATTGGCGGACTGTACGGAATTCGAATCCGTGATACCACCGTGACAGGGTGGCGTGATAACCGCTTCACTAACAGTCCAAAATTGTTGAGTATCTAACATCATACAATACTCGGGAGACCTCTACCAGCCTCGTTTTTATTACTGCGCCTATCCGAAGATAGTGTTTCAAATGATATTAAGGTTGCCCAGCTCTAGAGTTTGGAGCTCCGAGACGGATTCGAACCGCCGATTTTTACTGATTTGCAGTCAGTCCCATTAAGCCACTTTGGTATCGGAGCAAAAACTTTATAATAATTTTAAATGACCACTTATTGGGTCAATATTTTCTGGATAATCTGGACCGAGTGCTAAACAAGTTTTTGTTGGCACTCCATTAAATTCAGTCAATCCAGCATCAGTTATTAATTTAACATTTACGTTATTATCTAATGCTTTTTGATAAATGTCAAGCAATTCTTCTTCACTGTCAACTGAAACACAAACTTTGGTAAATCTACCTTCTAACCATTCTTTAAGAGGCTGTTTATTTAATTGGATTACAGCACAATTTCCTACCTGAGATTCATAATTGTGATAACCATCGTTATAATCGATAGATGCATCCAAATATATCTCGCTGTAGTTAAGAATAGCGCCTAATGATGCGTGACTTGCTTGAGCGGCAATTTTGCCTTTTCTCATGTTAAGGTCTTTTCTAACTACAATTACTTGTTTTGGTTCATTATTAGCCATATTTTTCCTAAATGTTGGTACCCAGTAGTGGTATCGATCCACTGTTTTGGTCTTATCAGGACCACGTTCTACCTTTGAACTAACCGGGTATAATTCTATTTAAACGGAGTTTTTTCACAAGCTAGTGCATGTAGATATGCATATCTTCTAGCTTCATAAGTCAATGTTGCTTCGTTTAATTGTTGTTGTAATTTTAGCATATCTTTCTCTGCACTGTCAAGATATCTTTTAGCAATATCTGATGTTCTTTTACCTGCCATACTTACCTCGCAAATCTTTTAGATTTTAACAATGACGATAATTCTTTTTCAAATGAAAAAGGTTTATTATCTTCTGGTCTATCGTAAATATAATCTGGAACAATAATTCCAATACAAGTTAGAGCATTGTCTAAACTAGGTTCATTAAAAGTTGCCCAAGGCAAGTTATTCGAAGAATGTTTAAATAACCACAATAAACCATGCATTTGTTCACTAGTACCGCCATTCAACACATACATTGTTTTATGGGTCTCTGCCCAGTCTGTCAGTATTTCATTACCAGGGAAATTATTGTTGATTTCCTGTAAGCAATGTGCAGCTTGAATTCCATGTTGTATGGAACTTAGGTACATATTTGTTAAAAAGTATCCTCTCATATATTCCTCTGTGTGTTTGGAGGTAACGGGTAGATTTGAACTACCGACCAACTCCGTATGAAGGAGCTGCACTACCACTGTGCTACGTTACCATTATATAAACTAATTAGGGGTGACCGATGGGACTTGAACCCATAAAAACCTGAATCACAATCAGGATCGTCTACCAATTCCGACACGGCCACACCTAATTAGTCTAATTTTATATTAAAATGCATTAAACGAGGGAACACGAATGCTATACATTCTCCTGTCTCCGGCCCTCAAGCTTAACATCCTTCTGGCCAGTGATGTCAAGGTGACTGATTAATGCACTTTAATATAAAATCATATAATAAAGCATACTACACGGAATTGAACCGTCTTCATTCAAGCCAGGAGCTCAAACTGTGATCCACACAACGCTGATCAGACGCTAATATGCTTTATTATATGATTTGGTAGGACCGCCGAGACTCGAACTCGAATTCCCGGATTAAAAG